CGATTTGGATCGTCAAAGCCGTGAGCGTGTTGCCATGTTGCAGCTTGCCCGTGACCTTGTGATGCATCCGGAGCAGGCTGAAGCTGTTGAGCCCTTGGCGGGCCCGTCAGAGCGCAAATTTGACAAGGGCGAAGGCGAATGAAAGACCCAAAGGCCATCCGCAAAGCAATTATGACCGCCAAGAACATTGCAACCATGGTAGATCCCCACTTTGCGCGTGTGCCTTTGCCTGAAATCGGTGAGTCCAATCCAGAAGAGATGATGCCTCAGCAGTTTTCTGCCGGTGGGCCAGCTTATGGCGACAACAGCAAGATCAAGGTCGTAGGTGAGCATGAAAGTGAACCTCGCCTTGTTCCAATCAGCCCCAAAAATACCAATTATCGGCATGTTATGGAATACGTGCCAATCAAGTGGCTTCTTCAGCATCGCGGAAACGATTATCGTCACTCAGAAGAAAAGATGGCGCAGCTTCGCAATGAGATTGAGGCTGAAGGCCTTCGTGAGCCGGTGCTAATCAGTGTGGGTAAAAATCGCCGCACCGCCGTCACTGGTGAGGGCAACCATCGCGTTCTCGCCGCCCATCAGCTTGGCTACACACATATCCCAGCCAGAGCCGCTGTCGGAGATGCTTATCATGAGCGGTTCCCAGAGGGGCAGCATGATGAAGACATCATCCCGCAGGCAAACAAATATTTCCCATCTGAGGCTAAGCCGTCTCGCGTCATGCGTAGCTTGGGATATGAAGGTCAGCCAGAATTGCCTGAGCGCTGGTGGGATGAGGGTTATGCCGCCGGTGGCTATGCTGGTGGCGGCACCCCTGACGAAGCCCCCGATTACGCATCGCCCGACGACCTTGGCCTTTACAGCCATGCAGCGGCCACTGCAGCCAGCCTCCCGCAGGCGAAGGCATCGCCGGATGAATTCCGCAACATGTTGACCAATCGCGGCGTCAAGCCCGCTGAATTCCAGTGGTCCGGTTACGACGACGCCTTTGCCGATCAGCCGCAGGTCACCCGCGAACAGGTCGCCGCGCATTTTCATGAGAACAAGCCGCCTATTGGGCAGAAAGTTTTTCAAGAGGGGCCGCTGAAAGGCGAGGCGGCTGCCATTGAAAAAGAATATGATAGGCGCTGGAACGAACACCGCAGGCAGATGCATGCAGCGCAAGCTGAGGGGCGCGTTTTCGACCCTGACTCTGAGCAGTACATCCAGATAGGACGTGATCGCGACATGGCCCGCGAAGCCCTGAAGGACAAGTACCAGAAGCCCTATCATGAAAGCTACATGCTTCCGGGCGGTGAAAACTACCGCGAGGTTGCCCTCAAGCAGGATGGCGACGTTAAATTCCCCGGCAGGTCAGTTCACCTTGGCGGTGAGCCAAATGTCCTGACGCACCTCCTGATGAAGGACCGCACCGACACTGAGGGTAAGAAGGTCCTGCACCTTGATGAGTTACAGAGCGATTGGGCCCAGAAGGGACGCAAAGAGGGGTTTGATGAGGACAGCGCTGACAAGCATAAGTCAGCCCAAAAAAAATATAACGACTTTCTTGACAGGCTTGTAAATTCGGAAATTCAAAGACGTACTGAAAACTACAAGAATGAGCATCCGGACGACTCCTATATAGGCGATTTTACGCCGGAAGATTTCGCGCAAACGATCAGAGATATTGTCACAGCCAGACCAAGCACATATGCCAGAAATGCCGGTCTTGCGGATGAGTTTAACACCGTCCGTGACGCCTATCATGCAGCCTTGGATGCTGATCAGCTCCGCACTGGCGTCAAAAAAGCCCCTTACGTCACGAACACCAACGACTGGGTTGATCTGGGCCTGAAACGCGCCCTTCTGGAGGCTGCCAAGGGTGGTCACGACAAGCTTGCCTTGACGCCGGGGGATGTTGCCGCCGACCGCTACGATCTCAGTAAGCACGTCTCCAAAATTGAATATATCAAGAAACCGGACGGCGATAATGGTTACCTTCTTGCCCACGGTCATCATCAAGCAAATCTTATAAGCAAGTTTGTCGATGACAAGGATCTGCCGGGGATTATTGGGAAAGACGTTGCTGAAAAGCTTCTGTCGACCGCGCCAACCCAAAAGGAAGGCGAGGACCTGCATCGACACACCCTTGAAGGCCTTGACCTCAGGGTTGGTGGCGAGGGCATGAAGAAGTTCTACGATGAGATGGTGCCTAAGCGCCTGATGCGCCTTGCCAAGATGCACGATCCGGATGCCAAGTTCTCCGTTTCCACGGTCAGGCACCCAATGGAATACGACGAAGATAAGCAGCCAGACGACGACCAGACGGACCTTCTTGCCCTCGAAATCACGCCGCGCATGCGCGAGAGCATCCTGAAGAAGGGCTTCCCGGCCTATGCTCAGGGCGGTGAGGTTGAGGGGTATGCTGGCGGTGGCATGCCCGTTGGAGCCCAACCCAATCCAATGGCTGGTTCTTTTACGGCGGAAAACACCCCGTCCGTAACGGTGTCACCGCGCCCCGGTAAAATGGGCGGCTACCCAGTACGTGCTGGCACTATGGAAGAGCATGAGCCTTGGACATACACAACGCCTCAAGGTGAAGATCAGCCAACGCCGCCTCCGGTTCAACACCCTGTGTTTAATGAGCCGCGCATGGATCGCATCCACAAGGCTACGCACAAAATCTTCAAGAGCAAGGGCTTCAATGACCTGACTGAAGAACTCACAGGCCTGCGTAATTTCAACATCAAACCAATTATTGGGACGTGGAAAGGAGAAATTGAGCCATCCTTCCACATCAGCCATCCAGACATGACACCGGAAGCCGCCGAAAAGCTTTCGCACCTGCTTGGCTTTGGCTTCATGCAAGACGCAGCCGTCAAGGGGTTGCACAATCCAAACCCAGAAAATGAGGGAATTCCGTCCGTTTATATGGGTCGCGACAAGAAGCTCTCAAAGACTGATCTTGATCGCATTCATGCGGCCTCCCGCGATGAGGGCCTTGATTTTTCGCAAACCAGCGACGGTCGCGGCGTCAAGTTTATGCACTTTGGAGACGAGGGCGATGAGTTTGACAAATTCGCAGAGTCGGCCAAAAGGGTTCAGGAAAAAGCGGGTCTGCCGCATATACATCACGTAAACACATCCGGGGATTTGAATTATGCACAAAACTATCTCAGGGGCATCTTTGGCCCGCATGAAGGCGAAGCTGGAGAGTCTGGGGATTTCGGCAGCCCCTCGCGACCATCCGATCTATTCGGAAGGGTTGTCACTCACCTTGTCGCACCATACGCCAAAGCAGTCGCATCAGAAGGCTACAGGCTCTCACCGGAAAGGCTGAAGGACACTTACGGCCTTACGGATGATGAGCATGAGCAGGTCCGTAAGGCCCTCATGCCGGGCAGCGGAGATCGCACAGTAATCCCTCTGATGGAGGGCAAAGAAAATCTGGATATTCGCCCAACGGGGGACAGGGGCAAAGCCACGGTTGGCGATGCCCTTTTCGCCTTGCAAAATCGCGCCGCTGCCAAGGGCCAGATTGAACCGGGCGATTATAGCCCTGAGGCGATGAAAAAGATCGCTGGCGACATTGCCAAGGAAGTTGATTACCACGTCAACACTGCCGATAAGTCGGCCATTGGCTGGTATGACGCTGCCCTGAAAAAGGCGATGGATTCCTATGAGGGCGTCTTCCCTGAGCTAAAAACAGACGCTGACAAGCGCACATTGTTCCATGCCATCCTTGGCATCACCTCTCAGGGCAATGACGTTCACTCAAACTCTGTTCACACCGCCCGCCTCTATAACTACTTGCGCGATGGCAGCATGACGATGCCAGAGGGCGTCCAAAAGCTGAGCGGCACATTTGGCGATAAAACCAACGCCATTGAGCAGAACCTTCTTAAATTCCACCAGCTTGTCGATACTAACGGCTACGACAAGATGCGTGATCTTTTCGGCCAGAAAAAGTCCGTTTCTGAGTGGAACAAGATACTCAAGCAAACCCCTGAGCTTTTCGGCCCCAATGGCAAGCCGTTGTCGATGCAGGGCGGTGCCACTCAAAAAGTCACTGGCTGGACCATGTTCGGTCCTAAGATTGGCTCCTTCATTAACAACCTCAGCGGAGATTATTCAACGCTGACGGCTGACCTATGGTTCAGCCGCACTTGGAACCGCCTGCTCGGCCATAACTTCCTCCACACGCCCATAGGCGAAGCAAAGCAGTATCAGGACTTCCGTGACGCCATGATCGCGGAACACGCCCACAACAGCCCTGATCAGGCTCTGGATGGCGTTGCCCCCGGAAAGACCTCTAACGGCAAAGTCGCTATGGCAAATGGCGCTCCAAAACCGTGGGAGCATGGCAATGACGTTGGCCACATGAGCCGCGACGAAATGGACTCTCTGGTCAATGACCCGGACAAGATGCTGGAGATGGCCCAGACCTTGAACGACAAGTACCGCAAGGGCGGTTACAAGCAGAAAACCGACCTTCGCCGCCGTGCGAAAAATTGGATTGAAAATCGTGAAAATCCTGTCGCTGCCCCTCGCACTGACAGTGAGCGTGACTTCCAGCAGAACACGGTTGAAAGAGCTCAGCGCATCCTGAAAAGCAAGTATGGCAAGGACATCACCGTTGCCGACATTCAGGCAGCCTTGTGGTTCCTTGAAAAGGATCTGTTTGGCAAGATGGGCGTGGCTTCTGAGAAGGCTGCCCCGGCAGATTACGCGGACGCCGCTCACAACACGATCAACCTGATCAACAGCGGCACGCTCTACAACGTCAAGTCGCGCCCCGGCCAAGCCACCCCAATCACCAAGGCCTACGGCGGTGGGGTCAGGAAGGCCATGGCTGTTGCCGCAATGTCTCAGGGCAATCAGGTCCGCAGCGCCATGATGATTGCCAAAGGGATAAAAAAGAAGTAACGTGGCTGCGGCCACATTTCCGTGGAAGTTTATTCGCCGGTAATTCGGTAAGACAGGAGACTGTAATGTCAGAGATGTCCCGCACAGCACGTCGTGCAATGCGCGCTAAAATTCACCGCCTCACGACTGCCAAGAACGGCAATGTGGACGCTTCTGACTACGGTCCTGAGCAGGTTCTGGACTCTGAAGCCAAGACCGGCATGCGTCCTATCTCGCGCCGCGCTTACAAGAAGGGCGGTAAGGTTGTTGCTGTTTCTGGCGCTGATGCCAAGCAGAACGCAGGCAAGAAGGCGCGCGCAGGCAAGAAGCCTCTTAGCATCGACGCACTAGTCAATCGCAACTTGAAGGATGCGAACGAATCGCGCGAAGGCAAAAAGCACGTTGGCGGTTTCAAGTCTGGCGGTCGCACCAAGAAGCAGTATGGTGGCATGAACGGTCGCCCGACTGAAGAGCACGACACGATGAATGACGCCGATCTCGCCCTGCTTCGCAAGAGCGCGGCAGCCGACGCTGCAAAGACATATGTTCCGGGCCGTGGCCCCTCCGTTCCGCCGCCACCAAAGCCAATGCCTAAGCAGCGCAAGCACGGCGGCGAGGCTTGGGAAGGCTCTGCTAAGGACGAAGCTCAGGACAAGAAGATGGCCAAGAAGTATGGCATGTCCATGTCCGCGTGGGAAAAGTCCTCAATGGACAAGAAGCACGACACCCAGCATTCGACCAAGGGCCTGAAAAAGGGCGGTCGCGCTCACAAAAACCTTGGTGGCGTTCTTAAGGACGTTGGGAAGTACGGTGCAATTGGCCTTGGCGCAGACGCGGTCAGCAAGAACCCAAGCATCCTTGGCGGTGGCCTTGGCGCTTTGGCCATGCACCTCCTCGACAAAAAGAAGGACGCACCGGGCGCTTCGACAGCGTCGGCAACGCCAGCGGTCGCAGGCAAAAAGCGTGGCGGCGGTCTCTACGCCAACATCCACGCCAAGCAAGAGCGGATCGCGCATGGCTCAAAGGAGCATATGCGTAAGGCTGGTAGCAAGGGCGCACCAACGGCAGATGCGTTTGAGAAGTCTGCGCGCACTGCCAAGGCTCATGGCGGCTTTACCTCGCTAGACGGTGAATTCCAGACCCAGCAGAAGGTGACCGGTCGTCACGCTAAGATGCATGGCGGCAGCCTCTCTGGTCTTGAAATGAACAAGGGCGGTCGTGCTAAAGGCAAGACCAACATCAACATCGTGATTGCAACCGGCAAGGGTCAACAAGGCATGCAGCCTGATATGCCCCCGCCGCCGGGTCCTCAGGGCGTTCCGGTCCCAATGCCCGCCTCTCCGCCGCCTCAGGCTGGCGCTCCAATGCCAATGCCAATGCCCATGCCTCCCATGGGTGGTCCGGGCGCTGGTCCTGCTCCAATGCCGCGTAAGGCTGGTGGCCGCACCTATCGCTCCTATAAGGACATGGATGCAGGCGCTGGCTCAGGTGAAGGCCGTTTGGAAAAGACGGAGATCCAAAAGCATAAAAAGTAAATCAGTTTGGGCGGTGTCGGTTGGAAGGGCACCGTCCAATATTTTATCCTATGGAACCTATTGATGAATTATAACAATCTGTTTGAATTTGAGTTGTTGAAACTCGTTGAGGCGCGCATCGCTAACCTCACAGAAAACATCACAAACGCACACGCTGTCGTTGATTATTCCGACTATAAGTACCAAGTTGGTAGGATCGCTGGCCTTCGCGAGTTTGAAGACCTGCGTGAAGAGGTTAATAAGATTATTTCTGAGCGTTAAACTATGGAGAAATATTAAATGCCACATATGGTTATGGCCCACGACGAAGACCCAAAGGACGTCATCTTGCGGGAATTGGGCGATATTGAGAAGTTCAAAGTGTTCCACAATGAGGTGATTGTTGCCGTTTACCTGCGTCCGGAAAAGACCAAGAGCGGCATCTTCCTGACTGATCAGCACCGCGACGAAGACCGCCACCAGAGCAAGGTTGGCCTTGTCGTTAAGATGGGCTCTGAGGCGTTTGACGACCCCAATGGCAACTGGTTCCGGGGCATGGACGTTAAGCTGCACGACTGGGTTGTTTATCGCCCCTCAGACGGCTGGACGATCACCGTCAACAATGTGCTTTGCCGTGCGCTAAAGGACACGAATATTCGTGGCAGCGTCCCGCATCCCGACATGATCTGGTAAGGAGTGAAATATGTCTATTGAAGATAACTCAGAAGACCAATTGGAAATTGATCTGGGTGAAGATCCCAAGCCAGAGGACGACATTATTGTCGAAAAATCAGAAGAAAAAGCTTCTTCTGACCCCGTAGAGGATACTCTTGAAGCCCTCAAGGAACAGTTGGAAACGGAGCGCAAGGCCCGTCAGGAGGCCCAGCGCCGTGCAAGCGAAGCTGAATTGTCAGCCTATGCCGCACAGGGCGAGGTGCAAGACACCAGCTTGCATCTGGTTTCAAATGCCATCGACACCGTCCGCCAGAATAACGACATCCTCAAGTCAAATTACCGCGAAGCGATGTCTGCTGGTGATTACGACTCTGCGGCTGACATTCAGGCGGAAATGTCTGCAAATGCAGCCAAGCTTCTTCAGCTTGAGCAGGGCAAGCAGGCTCTGGAAACTCAACCGCGTCAGCCAGCCCCACAGCCATATGTGGATGATCCCGTTGAGGCTTTAGCATCGCAGCTTTCACCGCGTTCTGCCGACTGGGTGCGCCGCAACCCGCAGTTTGCGACTGACCCGCGCCTGTATCAAAAGATGATCGCAGCGCACAATCTGGCCATGGCTGATGAGATCCCTGCTGACTCTGATGATTATTTCAGTGCAATTGAGGACACTCTTCGCATCCGCCGTCAGGATAATAGCCGCGATTATGACGCAATGGCTGAAGCCGCAAAGCCGACGCAGCGCCGTTCTGCGCCACCGGCAGCGCCTGTTTCCCGCAGTGGCGGCGGCACAGGCAGCAAGCCAAACCGCGTAACGCTGACCGCAGCAGAGCGTGATATTGCCAGCATGATGGGCATGACGCCTGAGGAATACGGACGCAACAAGCTTACACTTCAAAAAGAAGGCAAGATGAATTAATTTAAGGAGTATCGTTATGGAAACAATTGCACCCAAAAAGCGCGGACGTCCACCCAAGGTCAAGGAAGCCCTTGATCAGGCAGCGCAAAATGCCGCAGAAGCGGTAAATATGCACGTCTTGGAAGAGGCATTTGAGCCTTTGCATGTGACGCAAGCCGCAACGCATGCGGACCTTACACCGACAATCCGCGAAGATATTCGGGCCCCAATGCGTGAAGAAGATCCCCGTACCCGCGCTGCGCGCCGTGCAGCAGAACTCCGCGATCACCTTGGCGATCTGGATGAGGGCACTGATGACTTTTACATCAACAAATCCGACGTCCCGCCGGGTTGGGAATATGAATGGAAGCGCAAGTTGCTTCTGGGCGCTGAGGATCCTGCGTATCAGGTCGCTCTGGCCCGCGCTGGCTGGGAGCCTGTCCCAACGTCGCGCCACCCTTCGTACATGCCAAACAATGGCAATCACCCGACAATTGAACGCAAGGGCATGGTCCTTATGGAGCGTCCGTCAGAAATTTCTGATGAAGCCCGTGCAATTGAACTTCGCAAGGCGCGTAATCAGGTCCGACAGAAGGAAGCCCAGCTAAATTCCGCAGAAGGCGGTCAGTTTGAGCGGGCAAATAAGGACCAATCGCTGGTCAATATCCGGAAATCATACGACTCAATTCCAATCCCTCAGTAGTAAATTGGGTAAATCGGGCGGCTATATGCCGCCCTTTTTATTGTAATGTTGACAAAGTCATAAAAATAAACGATTTAAGGGTTCACCTCCCCCGGCGCGGAGGTTCGAAAAACCCAGTCTTAGTCGCCCCGGTGCGCGATGATGGCTTCCCAAAAGGAGACCCGTCATGGCCAACACTTTTGCGCCTTTCGGTTTTAGCCAGCTCAGTGGAACTGGTTCTGCTCCGACTTACGAGCAGGTTGTGGGCTTCTGTGCCTACAATACCGGTGCTATGTATTTCGGTGATCCCATCTTCCAGAACGCCAACGGTACGGTTTATCCGACGACCCCCGGCACTGGTATTCTCGCTGGCATCTTTGTCGGCTGCAAGTATCTCTCTGTTTCGCAGAAGCGTACCGTTTGGTCGAACTTCTGGGGCGCTGCTGACGTTGCCTCGACGAACAATGTCGAAGTTTACTATGTCAACGATCCGAATGCCAAGTTCTTGGTTCAGGTCGGTGGTTCGGCCACGACGGGCCTCACCTCTGCCGACTACGGCGCAAACGTGCAGTTCGCTTACGGCACACCTAACACGATGAGCGGCCTTTCTGGCGCATACATCGACATCACTGTCACACCGACGACGACAGCCACGCTGCCGTTCAAGGTTGTCGGCCTCGACACAAACCCTCCGGGTTCGCTTGGTTCTGAAGCTGGCGCATACAATTATGCAATTGTCGCGTTCAACAACATTACCACCAAGACCCTCACCGGCATTTAAGGGAGTAAGGTACCATGGCTGTTAATCTTTCAGCGATTAAAGACCTTCTGCTCCCCGGCCTGCGGGGCGTAGAAGGCAAGTACGAGATGATCCCATCTCAGTACGACAAGATCTTCACGAAGCATGATTCGAAGCTGGCGCTCGAACGTACCGCAGAAATGCGCTACCTCGGCCTTGCTCAGTTGAAGACTGAGGGCGGTCAGACGTCTTTCGATAACGGCGCTGGTGAGCGTTACATCTACAACCAAGAGCACAACGAAATTGCTCTGGGTTATGCGATCACGCGCAAAGCCATCGACGATAACCTGTACAAGACGCAGTTCCAGCCTTCGAACCTCGGCCTGATTGAGTCCTTTCAGCAGACCAAGGAAATCTACGGTTCGAACATCTTGAACACGGCAACAACCTACAACGCCAACATTGGCGGTGACGGTGTCGCGCTCTGCTCGACGGCTCACCCCATCGATGGTGGTACGGTTGCCAACACGCCGACGACTCAGGTCGATCTTAACGAAGCCACGCTGCTGAACGCGATGATCGCGATCCGCACGAACTTCAAGGATCAGGCTGGCCTGAAGGTCTTCGCCCGTGGCCGCAAGCTTATCGTTCCGCCGCAGCTTGAGCCTGTCGCTATCCGCCTCACCAAGACGGAACTCCGTCCGGGTACGGCTGACAACGACGTGAACGCCATTCTCAGCACCAGCGGTGGCCTTCCTGAAGGTTACATGGTCAACGACTTCCTGACGTCGGCCTACGCTTGGTTCCTCCTGACCAATATCGACGGTCTGTCGTATATGGAGCGCGTCAAGTTCGAAACCGACATGCAGGTCGACTTCGTAACCGACAACCTTCTGGTCAAGGGCTATGAGCGTTATAGCTTCGGCTATTACAACTGGCGTTCGATCTACGGTTCGTTCCCGACTTCGTAATCTAGAAATAGAAAGGAGATAACTCATGTCTATTTCTGCTTTTTCGGGTCCTCTCGTAAGCTTCGGTCAGTCTTCTTCGGGGTCGGACTACAACCCTGAAGCTGGCCCCTCGATGTTTTATAACGGGGCGGCGATCCTAGATCCTCGCCCTGCCTATACATATTCGCCGGGCCAAGACTTTGGTGCTATCACTGCTGGCTTCCTTGGAATTCAGGACGTGGTGTCTTTGAACATCCTTCCTTACACCAAGGCGGTTGCTGCTATTGCCGCTGCTGCTAACACAGTTGCCGCTACGCCAATGACTCTGGTAACCTCTTCGTCGGCCACAACCGGCATTGCGGTAGCCCAGAGCATTGTCCGCGCTGACACGGGTGTTGCGGTTACCGGCCTTCTTGGGATTGACGCCTACACTTCGGTAACAGGCTACGTTTCAAACGGCACAAGCGGCACTGCTGGTAACATTCTGATCGTTTCGGCAAACTCTGCTGGTCCCCTGACGGTTGGCATGGTGATTACTGGTACTAACATTCCTGCTGGTACGACAATCACTGGTTACGGCCCAACTGTAACCGCCACAGATGGTGGTTCTGCCGCAGGCCTTACTGGCTCTTACACAGTTAGCGGTGCTCCATTCGCTGCTGGCACAAGTGGTTCACAGCTTACGATTACAGCCTCCTTGGGCAACGCAACTCTGAACGCCATTGCTGCTGAACGTGTCCCGTTTGGCTCCGCTGGCACCATTCAAATTTGGAACCCAATGGCTCTAACCGCCCGTGCTGTTTCCATTACCACCAGTGTTGCCACTGTCGGCACTGCCAACGTCTTTACGGTGGCTGGTTACGACGTCTATGGTTACCCAATGTCTGAGGCGATTACCGTCCCAGCCACTTCGGTTTCCGGCACCACTGTCAACGGCAAAAAGGCGTTCAAGTTCATCACTTCGGTAACTCCATCCGTAACTGATGCAACTACATCGTATTCGGTCGGGACAACTGATATTTTTGGTTTTCCGCTTCGCACCGACTACTTTGGCGCTAACGTCATTGTGTACCCCGGCACCGGAGGCACGAACGTCGTGACCTCTGTAACTGGCTACACGGCTGCCGTGACCACAGCCGCCACTACAACAACCGGTGACGTTCGTGGCACTTACACGCTTCAGACCGCAGCCTCCACGGGCACAAACCGTCTGATCGTTCGTCAATCACCTGCGGTCTATAACATTGGCTCAATAACGGGCCTGTTTGGCGTTGCACAGGCATAAGGAAGCTCATTATGAAGGGTCGTAAAACACGCGCATCTGGTGGCGTCAATGAAGCAGCTCAGGATCTGAGCCATAAGAACATGGACTACACCAACGAAAGCAATGTTGCCAAGGATGCTGTCAAGCGCAAGCAGGGCGGCAAGACTGTTGGCAAGGTTAAGGGCATGGATGCTATGGCCTGCGCCAGTCGCAAGCCACGCAAGTCCGGTGGGGCTTGTGACAGCGGTAACCCGTTTACCTCTGCCCGCGCAGGTACTCCTGCAAAGGGTCGCAATGTCAGCGGTTCAATCAATTGATCGCTAAGACCTTGTGAAGATAGAACGGGGGCTTAACGGCCCCCGTTTTACTATGGAGATTTGTATGTCTGATACATGGCAGCGCAAAGAAGGCCAGTCCAAGTCTGGTGGATTAAATGAGGCTGGGCGCGCATCCCTTCGCGCAGAGGGCCACAACATCAAGCGCCCGGTGACAGCGGAAGAAGCTAGTCACAGCTCTGCGGCAGCAGATAGGCGTGATAACTTTCGCTCACGTATGTGCGGCATGAAGGAAAAGCTGACGTCGGCCAAGACGGCGCACGATCCAAACAGCCGCATTAATCTGGCGCTCAAAAGATGGGACGTGAAGTGCTAGTCTTGCGCCTTGATAAGTGTTATTTGACGGTATAGAATTTTAAAAAAAGGACTTCGGCATGGCCACCTTTAATACCACTGGCGTTGTTTGCCAATCCATCAGCCGCGTTGGAGCAACTGAGCCTTTTGAGCTTCAGGTCGCCCGTGGCCAGATCACAGGGCACAGCACCAACCTTGTTTCCGGCATTAGCGGTGGTGTGGGCACATCTACCATAACCGTATGGAGCCAAAACGCAGTCTATGCGTATCTTTCAACGGCATCGGTAATGAAGATTTCAAGCACCAGTGCAAGTGACACCGCTGCTGGCACCGGAGCGCGCACAGTTTCTATTTACGGTTTGGACGCCAATTATAACCAAATTAATGAGATTGTAACGCTGAACGGCCAAACCGCTGTCAACACCGTCAACAGCTATCTCCGTGTTTTTCACCTTGCAGTGGTCACTGCCGGATCGGGCGAAGCTGCCGCTGGGACGATTTACGCTGGCACGGGAGCTGTTACTTCCGGTGTCCCAGCCGTTATTTACTCAGTCTATACAACCTCCAACGGCGCTACAGCAGCCATTTGGACCGTCCCTGCTGGCTACACCGCATATATCACCAGCTACGCTGCTGGATATTCCAATGCCTCAGCAACCGCAAATGGCACAATCTACCTTACTGTAAGGCCGTTTGGTTCTGTTTTTGATACCACTTCCCAGCTTCGAGTTTCGAACGGTGTTCAGGGTTGGATTGCATTCCAGTACCCCATTGCCGTCAGCGAAAAGTCCGACATTGAAATTAGAGCCGTATCATCAGCCGCAAGCTCTGGCGTGACTGCCGAATTCCAAGTTGTGTATGTTTTGAACGAAGGCGCTCTCTAAGGGGTAAACGGCATGACCGTAAGCGGCACATACAATTACAATCCGTCGCTTGGCGAACTGACGCTCTACGCCTTCAACCTGTGTGGAATTCGCAACACTGCGTTGCTTCAGGAGCACATGGAGTCGGCGCGGATGGCGGCAAACTTGCTGCTTGGTCGCTGGTCTTCTGAGGGCGTTAACCTCTGGATGGTCAACCTTCAGACGATCCCGCTGGTCAAGGGGCAGTCGACCTATTCCGTTCCGGGCAATAACATTGTCATGCTGGACACTTACATTGAGACGGATGACGGCACAGGCCCTCCGATTGACCGCCTGATCTTGCCCATCAGCCGCACTGAGTACGCCTCCTATCCCAATAAGGAGCAGCAGGGCTTTCCTACGACCTATTGGCAGGATCGCCTAATCAACAGCACCGTAACCATTTGGCCCGTCCCAGACGGCACTCAGACGTCTCTGAAGTTCTATCAGGTTTGCCAGATTGACGACTCTGAGTTTGCCAATGGCCAGACGGTCAATGTCCCTGTCTACTTCCTTGAAGCGTTTGCCTATGGATTGGCGCAGCGTCTGGCTATGATTTGGGCTCCTGATCGCCTTCAAATCCTGAAGCCGCTGGCTGACGAAGCCTATCAGATCGCGGCCATGCAGAACGTAGAAACCGCGCAACAGTACATTAGCCCCATGATCTCTGGCTATTTTAGGTAGCATCAATGGCATATGCCTCACAGTCAGGTCGGGCCAGAACAAGTTCATCCAGCCCCCAAGCGCATGCAATCTGTGATCGCTGCGGATTCCGGTACAACCACGTCAACCTCCAGTGGCAGTATGACTGGCGTGGAGCGGCTTTGCAGAACGTCCGCATACTTGTCTGCAATGACTGCTTGGACGTGCCTCAGGAGCAACTGAGGGCCATTGTAGTGCCTGCTGACCCTGTGCCGATCATGCAGGCGCGTACACAGGACTTTGCGACCGCTGAGACCGATTTTCAGACAGTTACAGCGCCACCTATTATTGATCCAGTCACCGGCATCCCAATTCCTGTCAATGTAACGCTTGTCACGCAGGACGGTCAAAACCTCCTGACCCAGCAGACGGGAGCGCCAACAGGCTTGGATGAAAATGCTATCATGCCATTGCTTGGCAAGGAGCATTTTGATGTCAGGCTCAACCCCCTTTCGGTGTCATCTGTTGGGACCGACCAGATCTCTGTGACGTTCTCATCTGCACATGGCCTTGCAACCAATGACCAGATTTCCGTTCAGGGCCTTTCCAGCAAGGCTGCATGCGGTTTTTACAGCATCACAGTGTCGACAGCGACGGCATTTACCTACCAGACCAACGTAGCTATACCGGCGGCATCGCTCCTTACTTCAACGACCAATATGGTTACTGCATCTGTCGGCATCCCATATGGCTTCACCCAGATACCGCAGACGGGGATTTAACAATGGCCAACACAACAATTCCTCAGCTTCCCCTTGCAACGT